GTCAGTATTTGTTTGTATAAAAATACCGTTTGATGAATTATTATTCGTTTGCGTATTTGCGTTTATTTTTTCGTGTATGCGTGGGGGTGTTTCGTAAATGTTTTTACGCTTTAAGTTTCCGTATCTCGCACCTCGTGATGAGTTGCATTGTTTGCATGCTGCGACAAGGTTTGTTAATGCGTTGATGCCGGGTGTGTCGTCTGGCCATCTGTCTACTTCGAGTAGGTGATCTGCTGTTGTTGCTTCGCGTGTACCGCACCAATGGCACGGTGGGTGCCCGGCTAATAGTGCCAGCCTATTTCGTTTGAACTCTGCTGTTGAGCGTGCTCGTCGTTGTTTTGTGTAGTTGCCTTGTTGTGCTGGGTTGTGTGTTCGTCTGCGTGGTGGCATATGTACTAGCGCCCTTGCTTCGCTTCGGTTGCTTGCGTTTGTGGTTGGTGATGTTTCATAACTGGCTCGTCTCTGTCTGTTTGTGTTTTGTTTGCAATGTTACTGATGTGCCGATTAGACCTAATGCGATAACCCCCCATGCGCTGCCTTCAATCGCATTCCCTTAACTGTTATCTGTTTGCCTGACCATGTGTTACCACATAGGTCATCTACCCTCGTTACCGAGTGTCACCAACTACCGTGCAAATGGTTTAGGTCATGCGTTACTAGTTATCGGTATGTCAACGGTATGTCAAGTCTGTAGCGACTCAATTACTTGTGATGCCTCTTGTTTGCTTAACGCTTCAATGCTTGAATACTGGTTGCCTAACACATTGTTGATATATGGCATCAGTTCAGTTGTGCCTATCTTTTTTTCAAATGCTCGCGCTCGTATCATGCCACGCTGCTTAGGTGACGCGTACTGTTTTGTGTCTGTTGTGTCACCAAATGGTTGCTCAAAGTCTTTTATTGGCACGACCTCTGCTAAAGGCGATGGCTGTCGAGCCTGCACCTCGTTGCGTGATGCAATGCTTTTGCCTATTCCCATACCTAAGAAACCAAGCGCCCTGCCTAAACACGATGTGCTGGCATTCATCATTTCGCTGCCTTTTGTGTACGGTGTGCGACCCGGTATCGGCTCCCAGCAATACGCGACTGTAGGCACAAGATCATCTATTGCGCGCCACACCGTACAACTAATCTCAACATACTGCTGGCTGTCAACCGTCACGATGACTGGTTTTGTTTCTTGTATGCGCAGATCAGGCCAACGCTTTAACGCTTCAGCCAGTCGAGTCGGTACATCTACATAATCGCCTAAGTTAAATGCGCTCATAATTTTTTGACTCGCGCTAATGCAACTGTTGCCAGTTCGCCGACTTGCTGTTGCATTTCCACAAGGTAACCGCGACATTCTTGCAATTCTTTAATGCACTTAATTAGTAGCCGTTCCATTCTGCGATTGTTTTCAGTCATCAGATCGTTGGCTTGTCGCGCGAGTATTAGTTCGCCTGTCAGATAATCGTTTGCGCTTTGCAGTTCGTTAAATTCGGTCATCATTCGCCTTCCGTTATGTAAGCAATCAGTGCTTTAAGTTCTGTAATTTGTTCTAGTAGTTCTGCGTTTTCGGCTTTTAATGCGTCACGCTCGCGCATCAATGCCATGCCTGCTTGGTGGCAGTCTTTTAATTGCTCTCGACTGCCGTAGTTTGGGTCGTAACTGCGTCTCATAATGTCTGCAGTTCTAACATTGGTTTTAGATCGCTTTGTGGTGTCCAATACGATGCTTCACGCACTTGCGGTTTATCACGCCAATATTTAAGTTGTCGACACTCGTCAATGTGTAACCAGCCTTTAAGATCGACTGATAGTTGTTGTAAATTTACAATTGCCAAAATGTAACACGCTAATTTATCTTTGTCGTATGTAAGTAAATGGCCAGTTGAACATGTCGTTGATCGCATTTCGTGACCGTTTGCTAAATCACTATGACCCACAATGTAAATCATCTCCCAATCAAAATCAATTTCAAAATATAAATGCGCCGCGTATTCTGAAACTAAGCCCATAAAATTACTTTGATGTTGAGTTAGTATCTCATCCGGCGCATATCTGTCGCGTTTGTAATTTCCTGCTATCGCTCGCTTTTCTATTTCAATAGCCGCCGATCTAAGTTTTTGCATTATTTTGTTTGATAAGACAAATTTAGTTTGCACGAGTCACCAATATTTCAAATCGGCGCACTTCTGACTCAAGATCTTTGATGCGTTGCTCAAGTTCGCTGATGATGCCCATGAGATATCTGACTTCAATCTCAAGCACCTTTGGTGGCGTGTCTGGCATCTTGCTTATCTGCTCGCCTATCAATCTGAACTCTTGCATGCGTGCAAGTGTCTGCTGATGTTCGCGTTCCATTTGCATATCAAATGTTTCGTCATATTCGTTCTCGGTCATATTTTCTCGTTTCTGTTTTGGTTTATATTTTGAACATGATAAAGGACAGTAGTCGCAGAGTAAGACCGCCTGCAACCATTGACCAAGCCAAATCCTCAACACTCATTTGCAGGTCTTAGTTCTGTTGCACATATCCCACGCAGACCAGCCCACTCGACTGTAAATCAGTAGCGCGGCACGCAAATTAGTAAACGCATCTAGCAATGGTGCTTGTGTGCATATCCCCATTTGTTTACATATCAGGCCGTCATATTTTGAATGTTCAGGTAACCAATGCACCCCATTTATTTGCATTAGACCGCTGTCTGATCTGTGTGACCATTCTGCTACGCCTGTAATGTTGCAGTCTTTGTCTACCGTGTCGCCGCCAGCACGATTAGGACAGCACCCGGACTCGCGAAGCGCGTACTTTGTGAGTTGTGGTATTTGATCAGGTTGCCACCCTGCTTTGAGCGCCAGCGCTGGTAGCCATGAACAGTCACCATGCTTGTAAACGGTCGCCACAGGCGTTGTGGTGGTCACTGGCGGCACATAGCGGTATATGTCTGCCATAGTCTGCGCAAACCCACCTACAGGCTCGTATGGCGTTTCTGACTGTGCGACAAATTCTACTTTGGCTGGTATCTGGCTGACACCCACACCGATTGCGGATAACGCAAACGCGATAGTTAATTTGATGATTAGGTGCATTAGTGCCCTCGACTTTCTCGGTCGTTAACTACCTTACACGGGTTTTTTAACCACCGCAGGTATTAGCCCAAACACCTTATCCCAAGCCTGTTTAGCGAGTTCAGGGCTGTTACAGATCACTGGGTCAACCTCAATGTGGTACCAGTCGCCTGCCTCAAATTTTCCGCGTATCCATGTGCCGCGATCACATTTCCATGATCTGTTCAACGCGTAATCAATGACAAGTTGTACACCTAGCGTGTCAGAGTTTTCTAAAAGTTTGATTATGTATGGCAATGATTTTGTGCGACCTGCGCCACTGCTTGAGTTGTATCGATATGACAAGTCAACTGCTACGCCTTTTGCATGGTTTGAAATTGTGCCGGGTTTGCCTCGTACATCTCGAATAATCCATGAGCCGTTATTCCACAATGATTTGTTTGAATGGTATACAGCGCGTGTAAGCCATGTGTCCATGCCAGCCAATGGCGCTTGCACTATCGGCGCTGCGTTAACTGTGTACGGTTTTATTTTTTGTCTTTGTCTTGAATAAACAAGCACGCTAAGTCAGGGTCACCAATTTTTGTGCTAATCCACGCCAGCACAGTGCTGGTAATTGGCATCAACATAAATATTAATTCGCGGTCAAGATTAGATTTCCACAAAAAATAACAAATGACACCTTGAATGCCGCCTTTAAATGTTTGATCTGCAATTTGTAATTTGCTCATAATAATATTCCTTAGTTTTTTACGGCGCTGGCGGATATGGGTTGGCGTCTTTAACGGCCTGCACTGCCGCTTCCCATGCGGCTTGCGTGTTTGTGCCGCGTTGCCATTCAAAAAATAGACCGTCTGATTGTGCTTCGTATTGTGTGCGGCGAGTCGCTTCTATTTGTGCAATGTTGTTGCTGTACGCGACCGCTGGCCATTGTGCATCAAGTTCTGCTTGTGTCGGTTTTGGTTCGTCACATTTCCAGATTAGATCTGCATATTCTGTGCCAGATAATTCCCATAAAGCAGTCGGATAATTTTTAGTTAAAATTGCTGGGTAGTCAATCATGGTGTTACCTCGATGGCTGTGATAGTTGATGCGTAGTGTGCGTTGTAGTCAACATCGTTATCAGTGGCTGCGCGATTAACATACAACACTTGTGTCGCACCGCTGTTTGCTGTGTAATTTATTGACACACCATAAGTTGTTGAACTGGTTGTCGCTGGCGAGTCAATATAGTTAAAATCCATATTTTGTGCGACTCGAGCGCTTGAACCCATTGACACACCGCTAGCCGCTCGTTGTCGACTGCCTGCAGTGTTGCCACGATAATTCGCACAATTACCGCCAGTCAAAATACCTGTCAAACCTTGACTAGTTGCATCGTTTGCAACGATCACGGTTGCAAGTAACAATATTTTGTTGCTGGCGCTCGTTGGTGTAATCGCAACAGTTAAACCTGTGACCGCCATAAAAGTACCCAGTGTGGCTGTACCGCTAAATGTGCTAGTCAGTGTTGTGCTTTTGACTTGCACGACCGCGCTACTTGCAGCCGTTACCGCTGAAGGAAAATATATTGCTGCACTGGCTGAACTAAACACCAACTGACCGCCACCATATTGTGAAATCGCTAACGAGCCAGCACTTGACACAGTTGCAGAGCCAGCCGTTACAGTGCAAACACCAGCACCAATATTGGATAATTCGACAATATCGCCAGCGCTAAAAATTGATGCGTTAACTGTAATTGTTGTGCTACTTGCAGCATTCATTACAACACGCGAACCCAAATCGGCAAGCGTCAAAACATAGTTAGCCGTTTTGGTTGATGATGGCAAATTTGTTATTGAATTCAATTGCGCTGCAGTTAAAATTGTGTTGGCGACAAATGGAAATGGTGTTGTCATGATTCTCCTTAGGTTAATGCGTTGGTTGAGTTAAGTTCGCCATAGGTAATGTCGTTTAAAATAAACGAATTAACCAATGTGGTTTGAGAAGTAAACAGCGTCATTCGATGCCCGGTTGCGACATTGATGTCGTGATCAATACCTTCAATGGCCAATGTTTGTGTCACGGCCGCTGGGGTGCCTGTAGTAAAAGTTTTAGTCAATGACACCGCGCCACCAATATCAATGATCGCTAACGCATTTTTTTGTGCGTCAGTCAGCGCCGCAAATGTGCTTGACATGCTTGTGAAGCGTGGCTCTGGTACAGGGTCTAACAAATATGATGACAGCGTGAGCGCTTGAGCGTCGCTAGATAGCAGGCTGTCGGTGATGCTTTTAGATTGCGTAAAGTACTCTGCAATAGACGCGCTGTCGCTAGATGTTTGTGGCGTGCCACCTACCTCAATTGTGACAGTCTGTTTGTTAGTTATCTTTTGCTGATCAAATTCAACGCCTAACACATCGTATTTTGTGCCTGTGCCGATGTCATTAAATGCAACTGTTGGCGCGCTAGGTGTTGTACCAATACGGCCTTGTGCAGTTAGTACGCCTGATCTGTTAACAAATATTCTGCCCTGCTCAGCCTGTTGAACACGATTAAAATATGTGTTGACATTTGTACCAGACGCAATTGTGAACGCGCCTAATGTTGCGGTAGGTGACGCGGTGATGCTGGTACTGCCTGTATACGGGATAAGTGCAAGCACACTGGTTAGTCGAGCGGACGATGATTGCTCAACAGTTGCAGTCTCAGGCAATACAGCTTGCGCCAATGTGTAAGTGTCATCGGCTGCTGACACGCTGTACTGCGTCAAACCGCCAAGCACATAGCGTTGCTGGTATGCGGTTACTTTGCCGTAAAACAAATATTCGCCATTACGAGACAGTCGAATACCGCGCAACGGTGCAAGTCCCGGCTGATCAGTGTTGTTGTTGTAATAAACGCTTGAAGTATTGAACGCGTCTAACTGGCGATTGTTGTTTGTTTGAAACATGGACACCTGCATTAGCCCTGCACCAAACGCGTCTAAAGTTTTTTTACGACCGCGACTAATATTGATGTCTGTTACATATTCTGTGATGTCTTGAAAATCCTCGCCGTCACCGTCTAAAACTTGTGTACCGTCAAGCGTGCTTTGATCTAACCGAAACGCAGACGAGTCATCACCTGTACCTAACTCAAGCAGATAACTGCCACCAGTAACAAGTGTTGCAGCCATTATTTAAGAGCGCTCAGAGTGCCGTAAACCTGTTTGTACTGTATTAGCGAGTTGTAAACAGCCTGCCCGATTTGTGCGCTAGTCGAAATACCGCCATTCACATTGATCGTGATACCGCCACCCATGTTGCCCATTTGTGACAAAGGAATAATTGCCTCTGGGCCGCGCTCGCCGACCATAGCCAATGTTGGGCTAGTAACAATCCCACCGTCAGCAAGATACGGAATATTGGGCACGCTGAATTCTTTGCCACCTAAACCGGGTATCCAATTTGGGAACGAGAATTTAAGTTTGCCTATTGTGTTATTCCACAGTTTAGCAATTTCGTTAAATATTCCTTTGTAGATACCTAACACAAAAGTAAAATATGATGTCAAAAAATCTAGGCTACTTGTGACGCCAGTTTTAATAAATTTAAATACTGTGTCGACCACTTGTCGCACTATCTCGAATTTGTTGTACAACAAAACCATTACCGCTATAAATGCGACAATGCCTATTACAACTAATGCGATCGGGTTTGCTGACATGACTGCGTTAAATATTGCCATAGCGACTGTTGACGCAGTTGTATAAAACGCCATTGCCTTTTGATAAATGTTGTAAGCAATTACCGCCGTTGCGATCAATCCGATTGCTGCCGCTAATGTTAAAAATATTGTTGTGTGAGTTTGTAAAAAATCTGCAATCGGTTTCAATATGTTTAACAAACTCGCAAGCGCTGGCAACAATGCAGCACCAATAGACTCTTTAGTTTCATCTAACGCAATAGACATACCTTTCATACGGCCTTCAAATGAATTCGCTGCTGTAGACGCAGCGCCACCAAACGAAACAGCAAGCGCGCCAGTAATGTCATCCAATGTTGACGATGAGTCAATAACACCTTTAAGCGACGGATCAAGTTTTGTTAACGCACCAGTCTGACCATTAGCGGCTTTGCCCAATGCGAGTGTGACAGTCTCAAGATCGGTACCAGTAGCCGCCGCTATATCTAACGCGGTAGTCATTAAACCTTGTGCAACCTCAACCGAGCCTGTAGACCTAACCAAACTGGCCATAGCCGGGCGCAAGTCATCGTCGACTACCGCAAATGTTTTAGACAGACCAGATATGAATTGCTCATTGCTGGCAATCACATCGTCAGTCGCCATTGCGCTAGTGCGTAACTGTTGCGCCAATAAATCTTGTGCTTTTTGATCCTCAACTGCCGCCTTAGTTGCCAAACCTAAACCTGCAGCCAAACCACCAAGCACAGCGACCGCTGGCAAGAACGCTTTTTTTAACGCAAATCCTGCTTTAGCGCCAGCGCCTTCAAGATCGTTGAATTGTGCCATTGCTTTTTTAAGGCCAGTGCCGTCGTACTCAGCAATGATTGGTATAGATAATGCCATTAGAAACCTTTCTGCACTACTGCAACAACATCTTTAATTAGTTGTTTCATTTCGGTTTCAATTTTATCTTTTGCGCTATCTACCGCTGGTTGCAATAGTCGAGTCTTGCCCGAGTCAATTGCGCCTAAGGATTTGCCAAGTTTGTTGGATGTTTTACGGCCAGCAGTTTCAAACACTGCAGCCGCAACATCTTTTTGAATAATGAGTATCACGCCGATTGCTTTGCGCCGGGTATCAAATTTCATTTGCACACCCTTGACCGCTTTCGCGACAGTGAACGGAAATATTTGTCTACCTGCCTGTACCCATTTTCGCGACATGCCAGACAGCGCGTATGGGTCTGCTTCGTTAGACATGCGCGCATACGACATGCGACCAGCATTAAGCGCTGGCTCAGCAATTCGAGTGGCGTCCGCCTTAAATTGTTTTTGCAGTTGTTTGTCTATTTTGCCTAATTGATTGATTGCATCTTTGACGCCGTCAACTCTGACTGTTGCGCCGATAGTCATGACTTACGATCTTTGTTAATCAAATCAATCACGGTGTTCATATCGTCAACATCAAAACTGATATCAGCAGGCCAGTAACCAGTAGCCACAACAATTTGCGCTAATCCGTAGCGGTAACTACCGCGTGTACTTTTGGGTCGTTTGCCTCGATTACTTCAAGATTTTTTAATGACTTGATGTATTCGTCAAGTAACGCCGGGACTGTGATACCTGCGCTGCGTGAAGCCTCGTAAGCCATGTACGACAAATCCTCAATGCCTATGCCGTCAGACATTTGTGATGCTTTGCGTTTATATTTGCGTTCCCACGCAACTATTGTCATCAGGTTTGTTGACACGGTTTGTTGTGTGTCATCGTTGAATGTGATCTTAAGTGTTAATTGCATGCGTGTACCTTCCCGGTTGGGCTTGTTGTTTTAGTTCTCAGCGGCCAGAGCCGCGCGATCATGAAGTCGCTTTAGTTAATACGCCGCCGTTAAAAGTGAGCGTGAGTGTTGACAGTTCGCCTAACGATGCGTTGATTGGTGTGTGGGACTCAAGGTATGCGCCTGTCAATGTGTAACTAGGATTTGTTGCGCTGACCGCTGCAGATGTTGGCTTAATCACAAGTGTTGTAACAATTCCAACTAAACCATAAATTGTGGCTTCGGTTTCGCTGGCAACATACGATTGGTACAGGGTTACTTCAACGCTGTTGTTTTGTAACGATGTAACCGCTGAGCCACCAAATTTGCGTGCCGTGTCTCCGAAACTAGTTGTCTCCAATTGCTCATATGAATAATTAATTACAGCACTCGTACATTGGTCCTGTAGATCGACTGAGTTGATTGTGACTGCCGCGTTTGATAAAAAAACTGTTGTCGCCATGTCGTGTTAATCCTTTGCGTCTGTGTCTATAGTTTTAGCAGATTTTTTAATCTTTAGTGGGGATAGATGACCAGCCTCAACAAGAAACAACAAATCAGTAGTCAAGTCGCCCAAATCAGCCTCTCGAATGATGTCGCCTCGTGTGTGCCCGTTTAGACGGTTGCTGGTGACTTCGTAATCCATTAGGTCGTGCTCGCTTTCATTTGTATGTTTAACGACAATGCAGGGTAGTCGACACCGCCGATACTGAGAGTTGTGGGTCTGCCTTCAGTGACCGCGACTTTGGCTGCCAACACTTTTGCCGCGACATTGAGCGCGTTGCGGTATGCGTCTGCGTTGCTCGGCCCGAGACTGATAACCATTACAGGTATTGAAATGTCAACAATGTTTGCGTTGAATGCTGTAAACGACATCGCGTCTAACAGAATGCAGGGGGCTTGCACATTGCGTGGGTCGGTAATGCACACAAGCCCAGAGACCGCGTTAAGTGTTGTGGCAAGGTTATTGATTGCCGTGTTGAATAGATCGGTGTATGCCTGTGCTGCCATTACGCAACCTGTGGTCTGTCAACGCCAATCAATTGTTTAACAAGTGGCGACAGTCCGTTAGTCGAGCCAGCCGACATACCGTCAAATGACGCAAAGTCGCTTATACCGCCGCGCTGGCGATACAACGCGCCACCATACATGATCGTGCCAAGCGTGACATCAGCACCGGGTGATGTAGTCAGACTGTCAAAATATCCGCATTCTTGCCGTCGGCGATAAACAAAATTGTTTGCAGCGCTCGCGCACTGTGTAACAAATGTTGTGTCATCAGCAGTAGCGGTAGCAATACCAAGCCATGTCAAAATTTGTGCTGCAGTAATGAAAGTGCAGGTCTGTGTGTACGCGACAGTGCCACCAAACGCAACAACCCAATCAACATCCGTGCCAGTGCATGCGTAAAGTATTTGATTAGGTACCGGTGTTTCGTAATCAAAATATAATTCGCCAGTAATACCGTCAACACCTATAAACAGATATTGCGGTAATTCAAGCACAGTAAATGTGCCGTTAAATGGCGACACAAGTGCGGCCACAGTTATTGATTGACCGACAACTATTTCTGTTGGTTCAAGCGTGCTGATGCACGCGTAGTTGCTTAATAGTTGTTTGCTGGCTGTGTTGTATGTCGTCATGGCGGTTAGGCCGCCTTTCGACTAGGCCTGTGTGATCTTGCGGATCATGCCCGAAATTGCAGCAAATGTACTTACATAGCCGTGGAAACTCAGCAAACGACCCAAAACTGCTGGCTGGTCGATGCTGAGCAAACCGCGGATGCTTTCATAAAATTCGTAAGCATCGCCTGTGCCTTGACCGACTCGCGTGATGACCATAGTTTTGGCAGCGAAGTTGCTGTCTACTACTAGTTGCAAACCGATTGGGTTGCCATTCCATGATGATGCGTTTCCGCCACCTAGCGCGTTCTGTCCTGTCAAACCTGCGCCAATGAATGGGAACACTGGGCGACCTGTGCTGTCTGCAAGTTGGCCGAGTTGACCCCAAACATCTGGTGATACAAACATGTGTGTTGGTGTGAAGTTTCTGCCGTTTGAAATATCTACAGCAGAGTCGTATACCGATTTAAGCAAATCTGCGACTGTCAAATCCCACACACCGCTTGATGTTGCGGCTGAAAGCAAATTGTCTGCAGCCACATTGTCTGACGCGATCATGTATTCGCCCATTAAGTCATTGATAATCAAATTCATTGCCGGACCACTCGTAAAGTCAATGTCTTGTCGAGACAAGGTAACTTGCCCTGCAAGTGTGGTCTTTGTGACCGAGTTTGCAGCAATGACCATTGTTGTTGCCGACACTGAACTCAACTGTGTTGACTGTGCAGCAACACTTGTGTGTGTCGTAATTGTTGGTCGAATAAATGTTGCTGACGATCCGCCGTCTGGATATGCGCGAGCGCCAACCGCGTCAACTACAGGCCGAAGGAAATTTAAGTCCTGCACTAAAGGAAGTAGCACGGGTACTGGTAGCAAGCCGGGTGTATCACTTGTCAACACATCGCCTGCCGCCGCTTCAAGAATTGTGCGCTTTGACGCGGTGTATTCTGCGACTGCTCTGTTCATGTTTTGAAATGTGTCGCCGCCAATGTGGTACGCGGCCATAAAATCGCCTGCGCTTGGCATAACAAATTCGCGTTTGGCTTGTGCAAATATTGGTGTTGCCGTGATCACTTCTGGTGCTGGCACTGGTGCTGCTGCTGTTACATCGCTCATAATTTTCTCCTGTGTAGGTATGACTTCATTTAACTCTGTTTGTGGTTGTGTTTGTGGGATACTCGCCGCGACTTGCGTAATGATTGAACCTGCGAATGCTGGTTGTGAAACTAGTGATAGTTCTACCCAGTCGGCGGCTTCAATGATCATCACATTTTCTTTGTTAAAACTGTACTTTGTTGGATTGACACCAACTGATACTTCGCTGATTGTGCCGTCAGATGCCAAAATCATTGCTTCGTTGCCGAGCGCTGTCGCGCTTACTTTTGCTACGAACATCATTGCTTCGGGTGTGTCGACACGCTCAGTTACTTGACCGATTATTTGTGTTGCGTCGTGTTGCATATATAGTTTTGGATTACGACCTGCGGCCGATAGCGCACCGGGTTTGAACATGACTTGTGTGCCGTCTGCAACTGTTGCCGTTTGATTGTATTCAACTGCTACACCACTGATAGATCGGCGTGGCTGACCGTCAGCCTGCGCCGCATCTACCGTGATCTGTGAGGGAACTAATTTGATCATGCTGGCGATTGTATATCGTTTGGCATTGACATTGGTGGCATTACTTCGCCGCCGGCATCCGCGTCCTCTGTGTATGAACCTTCCAAGTAATCGTCTGCGTCAAATTCAACATAAGTGCCGTTAGGTAACACATTGTTTTGACTGAGTGTGCCAGTGATGCAATCCGCGTATGCGCGTACACCAAAATTCCATAGATCGGCGCGTGCTTCGCTACTCGACTGGTACGAATAACTGCCTACTGACACGCCTGCAAGGTATGGCGGTATGTTGCACAATCTGACCATTTCCATTGCTTGAAATTCTGCCGAGTCAATTAACAACATTTTGTCGGGTGTCGTTAACAGTTCTTGGTACATAACAAATTCGTTTAATGCTGCTATCTGGTTTGTGTCGCGTGCTGTTTGAAACGCCGCTGCCAAATCTGCCAATTCTTGACCGCTCATAGGCTCGCCGCCAGTCTGACGAAGGATGCCAGCCGGAATTTGACTACTGGAATTGCGATTGCGTGCGGACTCAAGTTTTAACGCAGTTTCTACAGATTGTGTGCTCTGATAAATGATGCCTTGTATCGGTGACAAGAATTGCACTACATCGTTTGGGTCTAATTCGCCGCCGTTAAAAATTATTTGTTTAGACGGCGCAAACCACACTGGCCCGGCTTGATCTAATGTTTGCACCATTGCTGCAGGTAATCGAGTGAACGACGCAGGGTAACCGTCAGCAGTGCGACCAGTGATGTACCAGAATGCGCGCCCATAAAAAAATAGGTCATCAAATGTCCACGACAAAATAAAATTGTTCGGTAACGCCGGGTCTATTTTACGCAACCAAGATCGTGGTGCTAATGGCATTTTTTCCATGTCGTTGCCATTCCACATTTCGTTATACATCTGTAATTTCATGCAACCAATTACGCTCGCCATAAGATCGCGCGCTCGACTAACAGTCGGAATTGACATGCACTTGTTTCGTGCTTGACCTTCAATGTAGGAATAGTAAAGACCTACCATGCCTGCACCGCTGTTATTTGTCGCTGGCATCATGCCGTATGCGGCGGCGGCTTTATTTGCTGGCGGTGCACTTGTCTCAGATTTAATTTTGCCTGCAATAAATTCAATCAAAGTTTTAGCCATGCAGTAAGTATGCCACTACACCTAGCGCGCATGTTGTATAGGTGCTGGCCGCAACAGACCGAGAAAGCAGGTAACAGCCAGCCACCCGTGAACAGATTAGCGTGACGCGGTAACGATCATAGGTTTTCCAACTGCTACAGGTTTGTGCACCATGCTGACCGCGAACACTAAACACCTAGCCAACTCGATCGGTCCGGGCGACCTGATTGATGACAGTGTTAGCGACCCTTGATTTTTGACCGAGACTGCGCGCTCACAATGTTGACTAAGTAGCGCGCTGCCGTCATGCCTGACACGGCCTTCAATAATGGCGGCTCTGGCTGTTTGTGTCCAACGCATCATTTCACGATTGCCAACCATTTGTTATCGGTGCACAAATTTTTGTGGTAACGACATTTCAAACGCTGGTGTTATTAGCAGTCGAGTTGTGGCATCTTTGCAACAATCTTCTACAGCCTGCCAACATTCAGCCAAAGTATCTTTTACAAATTGTTGACAGATTTGTATGTTGCCGTCAGCATTTAGCGCCGCTCGTACGCCCACAAATTTTGACTCGTCTTGCGACTGCTCAATAGCAAGCACACCGCCGTTAGGCATTGGCAAATCAGTTTTAAGGTTTGCCCAGACACCGGGTTGTAGCCATGCGTGAGCGCTGGCTGTCCACAAATTTACTGACGATCTGAGAAACGCATTACGGTTCGGTTGCTCAGCCTCAGCGCGCAACACATCTACCGTCAGCGTGTGACCTATCGCAGGGTTTGCTTGCAGCCATGCTTCAACCGTCATCGGGTCTGTTGTAGACGCTGGCGAATATTCCGCAAAATATAACGATGTTTGTGTGCCGTCATCTATCGCGCGCAAACCTTGCTCACGCCAACGCAACATTTCCACGCTCGACTCATCACCACTAGTGCTCGTCATAAACAGCAAAGGACTTTGCCGAGTACGCATAGTAGGCAAGAGTCCCACGCTCACTGCATCTGGTGACACTGCCCACAGTTCGTCAATGCAAACTAGATCAGCAGTCAGACCGTGAAACGATGTAGGCGTAGCGGCACGCACAAGCCAGCGCGTACCGTCAGGCAAATTTGCTTCGTTACGGCCAACAGCCCAAGTAAGAATTGCACCAAAATGTTGCTCAAGAATTGGCGCAACTTTATGAAACAACTCAATTGCTAAATCCAATTTGTGTGCAGTCGTAATGATTGTTTGCGGCTCGCCTCGCAATTTTGGCATCTCAGTACACCAAAAGCCGACCAAACTTTCAAGCAATTTTGATTTTCCGTTTTGTCGAGCAACACTAACTAATGCTTGACGCGCCAACAGATCACCGTGCTCATCATGCGCCAAGAACCCAGACGCACAATGCTGTTGCCATTGCATTAACTCAATATTTAAATATGTGCGCGCCCATTCAGTAACACCATTTGCAAAATAAGTGCCGTCACGCTCAACGGCAGTTTCTAATCTTGGCTTGTATGGCGCTGTATGTTTATGCACTCGCTGGTCGGCGCTAGTTGTCGCTAATGTCGGCAAACCCTTATGGAATAAGGCTAAGGGAGAG